CTCAAAGAATACAAGGTCTCTAGAAGTCGCCATATTCTTAATCTCACCTAAAGGTACTGACTCAGTTCTAACACCTTGTCGTACCACTTCAACTCCGACATCACCATTCTCCATAGTCCAGCGGTCAATAAATTCAGCCGCATTATATGGGTCATAACCAAATGATACAATAGTCCATTCCATCTCTTCGATATAACGTTCTACATCGTCGTAGACCATTCCCCAATCAAGATAGTTACCTGGCATGATTATTAAAGTACCCTCAGCTACGAGCTGGTCATACTTAGCTTGCGTTGCCGAGTTTAGACGTAGGTATTTAACCTCAGAGACATAAGACCTTGTTTGAACACCATATCGACCTCGTCCTAATGGAACCAGCCAGGTAAATGCCCAGAAGTCATCCCCCTGAGAGGCGTCCATACCCATAGATACTTCCATACGCCTGAAGTTCTGCCTTCGATGAAGTTCAGTTTCTTCAAATGTAAAGAAGTATGTCGTACCCTCAACTGGAATACCGAACCGTTTAGCTAGAATATCGTTCCGGTTTGCGGGGGAATATTCGGCACGTCTTACATCACGCTGATATGCTTCATAATTCAGCCACATCATCTAAACGATAGTACCAGATAGACACATGTGGATTTTCATATTCACCACGTAAGATAGAGAGAAGCTCCCGTTTAATAGAGTCACCAACTGAGTCACGAACCGTACCCTCTGATGATACTGCAAGAATAAGATAATCATCAATACCATCTTTGGAAGCTGATTGCTCGAGTGCGCCAATTACATCTTCTTTGATGTCGCCCGACAGCCATTCATCAACTGTAGCATATTTTGCACGGGAACCTTGAAGCTTTGGAATAGTCATCGGTTTAACTTCCAAGATAGAGTTGGTTAAACGATTGACGATACCATCCTTCGTTACAGCAAGCTGAGACTGGGACTTCTGCGTCCTAGCCTTATTCCGTCCTCTTGTGAGTACACGGAACAAAGGAAAGCCTTCCTCGGCACTCCCTGCCCTCGTTATAGCCGTTGCGAAAGGATATAGTACCTCTGCCGCTTGAGCCATAGTAGGAGCTGTTGTAACTTGTTGAGTTGAGTTGGTATCCATTACTAGACCAAAGGCTTGATGAAGGGTGGCATATAAAGATTTTGCGTTACCCCGGGCCACAATAAGATATTGCTTATTCCGAAGCCTACGCTTATGTCTAATTATTTTGAAATTTCCGGATTCGGGGTCATAGACCTTCTCTTCCTTAAATTCAAACCACGCCAATAAATCTTCAGCCCATAATCTAAATGTTGGGAGTAGTGTTAGAGGACGTCCATCAACCAAGGTCATCTCATTCTCACAGAAATCGATAAACCCTTGTATAGCATCTGGGTCGTAATAATAGTTTGGGTTAGCGATATCCGCGTCGATACGGTTCATTTGCATCGATATTTCACGGCATACAGGAATCTCTCCACGCAGTACCGCGTCTCGAAATCGACCGTACTCGACAGGAACCGCAGTATTACTTAATACCACTTGTTAGACTCCTTCGCTCTAAATACGTTTCTAGTATTTATACTTCTTGAACTTAGGCTTGTTACCATTTGAAGCATCTACTTCTTCAATAGTCCGACTATAAGAAGAACGGTTTCTATCCTTCTTCTTCAAAGCCTCTTTATGGCGGTTATTCATATTGACCTTGCGTTGGTCGTCTTCTTGCAATCCTTGCAATCTGCGGATTTCTTTACCAGATGCTTCGCGTTTGATAGCGTTCTTTATAGCTTCTTCTCGCATCTTAAGGTTGTAATTATAAGACTTACTATCCTGTTTCGTACGAGCTTCGACCATGGCCATCTCAGCAGGAGACATACCCGGCGTAGCACCTTCACCTTTCTTACGCCACTTCATACCTTTTTTACCGTAGTGTAAAAGAGTGTCTTCAGAAGAGTCAGAGTGCTTCGTAGGTTTATTATAGAAGCTAAGAGCCTTTTCAGACTTCGCGTTAAGTTTTTTATTCTTCTTTTGAAGCTTGTCAATCTCTTTTTGAATCTTAGCACGTTTTTTCTTTGTTTTCTCGGCGTATTTGCCGCTTGTTGGGCCAGTCATTGATTCATATAACTTAGAAAGACGCTCAGTATTTTTGTTAAATTCTTGTAAATGTGGTGCGGATTGCATTGCTGGAGCTAATCCGGCCATACCAACACCCTGAGCACCCTCGCCCTTCTTCTTCCATTTCATACCCTTCTTTCCATAATGTTGAAGGATATCTTCATTAGATGGGATATAGACCCCGTTAATATTTTCACCCATATTTACTCCAAAATGATTAATCGCACCCTTCTTCCATTTGTTTGAAACAATACCATCAGAAAAGGCAGGACCGCTTCCGCTAAAATCCCAAGACGGTTTACTATATCGTTTAATATTAGAAGACATGGTCTCTTTTCCGCTTGAATCCTTAACTGTATAAGAGGTATGTTCATGATTATTTATAGTAGAGATGATCGATTTACGAACATTTGGATCGATCTTATCTTTACGGTAACGAGATGGTGCAGATGATTTAAATAACCGTTTACCGGCACCCTGTTGTGAATTATATTCGTCATATTTTCGTTTACCATAAATCCCAAGTGAGACACCTGTAGTCGCCCCACCTATAGTTGATAGAGCTGAAGGTAAAGCGGCATTTACCGCAGCATTTGCTGCATTTTGAACCCCAGCAAAGGACGCGCCTTTTGCGATAGCTCCTAATACAGCATTATCTGCAGCCGGTTGTAATATATTATTGATAGCAACTTGTCTAGATATGGCGAAGGCAGTCCCCCCACTTGGACCAACCAAACCAGTAGTAGCAAGAGCTCTACTAATCTTGCCATCCTTATTATATTTAGCTCGGCGGGTAGGATCCATCCCTTTACCGGAATAAGATGCAGCATCATAACCACGAAGTTTTGAATTTTTCTGCTGTCTTGACTCAGTCTCTTTAAGTTGCTTCGAATAATCAGCATCTGAAATACGACCTTTTCGATGGTCTTTGTTTAAGCTATTAACCTCTTTAAACAGACGACGACTTTCTCTTTTAAGACCATCCTTACTATCTGTCGAATTAGAGGTAAGTTTACTTAAAGAAGTTTTATTCCCTTTTGTTCCATAGTTCAAGACATTTGCTGCTTTTTCGATAGCCATGGAATCTTTATCTGTACCGAGAGTACGATCTTTAAGAATTTTATTATTTCTAATAATAGTCTTAATATCTTGCATAGCTGCCGAATTATGAATTTTTGGGTTATATTTAACGCCGCCTTTTGTCATAACAGAGTTGATAGATTCGCTTTCGGCTAAGATATTATTATCTCTTAATCTACCATGCTTCTGTAGCTTATCGAAAGCTTTTACGACACGGCGTGTTCCACGGACGGCTTTATTAAACGCCCGTTTGTTAGGGTCGCCGAAGATATGCATACCCCACTTCATACCCTTACGACCAGCGTGCTGGATCATAAATCGGTTCTGAATAGTTTCTGGGATATATACATCGACGCCACCCACATTAATGGACTGTGTGAATTTAGTCATAGTTATTGGCACATCCTTAAACGCTTTAGCCCATTCTTGTTTCTTCTTGAAAGCCTCAATAGCATCTTTTGCTGCTTGTCCGGATTTACCATTACCAACAACACTTGATGGCACCTTAGAGTATACATCTAATGCGGCGGAGGCTGCTTTACCAACAAAAGCAAGACGAGCTTGTTTCTTTTTCTGTAGAGCTTCTCTCCGAGCTTTCTCGGGAGCCTCTACTAGTTCTTTAAACTTCCTTTCTGCTTCTAAGCGAGCGATCTTAGACTTTAGAGCCTTGGTTGACATATTATCACGGCTGCGATACATATCAAGAAATTCTGCTTCTCGCATACGCTCATCTACAGATTTGCGAAGTTTCTTAGGGATTTTGACGTTTTTAGGATCAGCGTTCTTGTCGCGTCTAAAGCGTCCGCCAGAACCAGTACGCCTCCTCCCGAAAATATTCATACCCCACTTCATACCTTTACGCCCGGCATGGTGGAGTTCATCAGATGTCAAGTTTGACAAGTTCTACCTCCCATCTAGCACGAGTGAGATTCTCATCCCGAGCCTCTTTTAATGCGGTAAGAACGGATGCTTGTGGTGGGTCATAAGATATGAGAGCCGAGATACAAACATAGTTCTTAGCAAAGGTATTGTTTCTAAGGCGTTCCTTAATCCCTTCAGCCAAATCCATATGGCCGTAGAAGAACTCTGCCCAAGTTAGATTAGGCTCGGCGATAACACTAACATTATGGCCAATCCCATTCTGAACAAGAACACCAAGTGCCGCGTCAATTGCCACACCCAGTTGAGTCTTAACTACATGATTTGAATTCGGTTCGGAATCATGTAACACCCCGACGAAGTTGAGTACGTCTTCATAGATAGTAGTCATAAACTTCATCCTTACCACAATTTTGTGTCACCCGATTTACGTTCAACCCACGTTTGATACTCCTTTTGATCGTAGTGGATACGCTTATGGGTGCTGTCAGAGACCGTAATCAGTCCGTCAGGATCGAAGCAATTCTCGGTCAAGTTTTCTATATCCTCCTTAGTTAGCGGATTCATGTGATGAACCGTAATCGGCCCTTCCACAAACAATTTCCGAACACCAAGGTCTTGAGCTAGGTCTCTGCGTATAATCGCGGCACGACATTGTTGCCATGCATGAGACTTGTAGAACTGATTAGATATTTCTCTCGGAGCTTCATGATGTACACCACGAAGTCTTAGATAGTTTAGCCGCTCAGTATAGGACTCAAGTTTGGACATTTCTTTATAGGTGAGTCTATTGTTCATAGAATTCACCCTCAATGACTTCTGCCGGCTTACCAGAATATCCTTGGAATGCCTTGTATGCTTGTTTGAAGTCAAGTTCAGATTCCTGGTCGCTACGAATCAAATCGATACGTGCTTGTAGTAACTCCGCTTGTAATTCCAACTGCTTACGTTCAAGGCGAGCCTTAGGACTAGCTTGGTTTAGCCAGTAGACAATCTCAGAGGCTGATGCTGTTCCTTCCTGAAGACGCTTTTCTGATAGACCCATAGCGAGTTCCATCATTTGCAATTCACGCTGTTCAGGCGAACGTGCAGGTCTGTAGGCTCTCTGGTTATCGAATTCAGCTACTTCATTCGTCATAGTTATTCAGCCTCTCCTTTCTTCCGTGGTTTGACCGTGTCGGGTTCAACGATATAAGGTTGGTTCATAACAAACCCTTCATCAGTTTGAAGCCATTCGTCACCAACATTCACGACAACTAGACGTTCCTCACGCTTAGCTAATCGTACAACATTGTCCTCTGCTTGATCAGGGGTTGAACGAATGAATACCCCGGCAGGTGCTACAACTTTATAGGTAGTTTTTGCTGCTGCCACGATAGTTCTCCTCTCTTTCTTTATCATTAGAACCCTTTTTCATAAGTTTTGGACTCCAATAGACCGACTTTAGGCGAGTTTTCAGAACACTCATCAGTCCTGTCTAACAAGTCTTCAAAGCGCAATTGTGAAAGGAGCCAAAGTCAACCGCACTTTTATACCCAATCCTAGAATCAGCCTATTGGAATCCAAAACCATTTTGAAAAAAATCGCAACGGGGGAATTTTTGATACCAGCCCCGATGCTAAAGAGGGAGCCCCGTAAAGGACACCCCCCGGGGGTCTAAAGTTTTATTTCATCTTCATCTTCATTAAGAAACTCAAGATCTTCTTTGTAATCGTCAGGTTTTGGTATCAACTTTAGATTTCCGAAGATGTTCTCTTCAAGCATCGAAGACACCGCTACCGACCAGGCATGTTCGTAATCTTCAATTGAACTATCATTCAACATTGGCATGAGTGATGCGATGTAAGACTCAAGGTTGTAACCATGATCGATGTCCCAACGTCGCCAAAGCTCATACTGAGTCCAAGGATTGAATGGGTTGTCCTCTGTCGTTAACATAGGTTTCTCTCCTTTCTATGTTGTACTACAATGATAGTAACAACATGATGTATCATACTTAGATAGTGGTAGCCCACTAACATCTATTCAGCTTTAATCTTACCAATAGTAGAACTACTTACACCTAAAGCTTCTGCTACTTGTGCTATAGTATAACCATTAGCAAGCAGAGCCTTAGCTTTACTCTTACGAGCATCAGTCATCTGTTTGTTAGCTCTTGGTGTAGCAAGGGACTTGAGCTGGCTATCATCCATAAATGATACCAGTTCTTTTAGTAGAGTACCTGATACAGCATTAGATTGTACTGCATCCCACTCATCGTCTGTTATAGTGACGGGAGTTCTTTCTGCACCCACCATAGACCTTGCTTTGTTCAAAGCTTGTTGTTTGATACGAGAGATCTCATCCTTCTTCAGAACTTCATCCTCTGATCTACGAGCAATCTCAGCCTTACTAGATACCTCAGCCATACGCTGGGCTTGGCGTTCTTTGATACGGTTAATCTTTACTTTGTTGACCTTGTCTTTCATAGACAAGACTTCCTCTGAATAAATCTTAGCCGCTTTAGGATCACGGGCAGGCATCTTGATACCAGTCATTTCTGCATCGACCTTATTCTTGAACGCCTTGAGTTCATTTATATAGTCCGCATAATGATGCTCCGTCTTAGTTGCGTTAGGCCCAAGGAAGATGTTGGCATCCTTAACCATGTTGACAACATAAGTTTCTTTCTTATTACGCCATACTGTTTTTGTACCACCCGACTTAGATTTAGGGTCGGGTATTTGTACTTGATACCCGTCAGTAATAACGGATTGTTTATGGCGGGATATAATTGTGGCTGCCGATTCATATTCTTTATCGGGAGTTAAATCTTTTTTCAACTTAGCGGGGTCAATTACTTTATCAACCCGACGAGTCTTAGGATTATATCTTTCTAGCTCACCATACTTAACCCTATCGATATGAGTCATATAGCGTTTCATTAATGCATCGATACCATTCTCTTCAGCAGAGCGCTTATAATTAAGCTTATGTTTTTCAGCATCAATAACAACCATTGAATGTTTTACAGCACGCGCAATCTCACTAGAAGGTGCGCCTTGTAATGTCATATCGGTAATAAGGTTTGATACAGTACCCATCAATGTTTGTTGGAACTTCTTATCAATAGGTTTAAATGTGCCAGGCTTATCCGCATACATATTAGGGTCAAAGTTCTTAAGCTCTTTAAGACTATCCCTAGTTTTAAACTTCCCTTTATTATTAGGGATAACATATGCAGTATCACCATCGAAGTCAGCCCCAGACATTTTAGATGCGACCTTCGGATGAATACCGATAGCATCAGGGCTATCCTT